TACGTACATCAATGATCTGGCTCTATCACTAGCAATAATTTTTCTAACACCCTTAATAATAAAACTTATTTTTCTTTCTGATGATCTAAAATCAGTCAAACCTGAAAGCTGTTCATAGTAAATAGTTATTAATTCTTCACCTACAAAAGGGTAGTTAACAAATAAACCAATTTGATCATTAACCAGCATTTCACCTTCGATAGCTGGTTTAAAGATCGACTGATAGATAGAAATTTCCACTATCTGAGGAGTAATATTTAACTCATCAGATCCGTTAAATTTAGTCATAGAGACTTTAGTAAGTCTAATGTCTAACGGATTTAAATTAGCCATTATTTAAAAGATCTTTTAGTTGTTGTTTAAAATCAGTAATGAAGGCAGGTTTAAGAAGATTAATTTCTCTCTTCTCTTCATTCTTGTTATACTCATATTCCCATACACTAACTGGAGTCCAACCCGCAGGGTTTCCTAACTTAGTATATGTCTCATGAGTCATTTTGTAATTATAAGAGTTAATATCTGCTTGTGAATCAGAATTTAAACCTTCATAATAATAGTAAGCAATAGAAGTAGTTATATTTGTAGAGTTAAGTTTCTCTGCTGTTGTATTATATTTTGCTTCCATATATGCTTTAAACTGTTTATCATCCATTAACCAATCTTTGTATGGATCGACAACTCTATTAACCATATAAATTAACCAATCTAAAGAAGAGTCACCATACACATCATAAGCAATAATATCTGCACGGTCACCTTCTCTTAAAGTATATTTAAAAAATGTATTATAATCACTAAGAAACTTTTGTACAACTTCTGTCTCTACTAGTAGATGAGTTGCTTTTATATTATCGTAATTAATATAAGGATAATAGTTAAATAGTGACATTATCTTTCTCCAGGACCACTAGTTCTTAGAGAATTTAGACCAGCTTGTGCTGCTGATGTTCCACTAGTTGCTATAAAATTATCTCTAGTAAGAATATCAATTTCTTGAAACCCTAGAGTAAATTCTACTGAAACAGGATTACCATCTCTAAAGAATGCTGGTGCTCCTGAACCTGCACTGTTAACATCTAATCTTGTAATAAAAGAGTCTCTTACATTAGGCATATTTACTTTACTAGCACCAGTAATAAAATCTAAAGTGGCAAGATAGGGATACTCTAATGCAAACCCACCTGCAATTATTTTAGGGTGCATAAGACCTTTTATTAGAGTGATCATACTCTGCATTCTGTTTGCTTCTCTTTCAGACTTAGCTGACATTTTCCAAGTAAAATTATAATTTTTTAATTTAACACCGTCAAATATTGTAGTTAAATGAGGGTTACGAACAACTCCAAATTGTGATTGTGAAAATTTACCAATGCCAGTATCTGATATACCAGGTGCTAATGCTGCAGCATAACCTGCAATTTCTTTGATCTGATCTACACCAAAGTTACCTGTATCTGCCATGGCTTTATAACGTTCCATCTGAGTAGCACCTGCTGTCATAACTTCAGATGGTGCATTACCAAGAAGTTCCATCTTCTCACCACTTACATCCATATTAAAAGAATCAGTTATACCTTGAGGTATAGGCAGTCTAATAATAGTTTTTGCAGATGTTTTTGCAGCAGTACCTGGTCTCGGTCTACTATATTCTTTCAAAACTAGAACAGTGTAGAACTCTGGTACTTCTTCTGGAAAACCAAATTTTTGATAGTTATCAGCTCTTGTATCAGGCATTTTTACCCCTATAAATATTCTTATTATTTATGGTAGTATTTTAAACATGGCGTATAAAGGCAAATTTAGACCTAAGAATCCGGAAAAGTATAAGGGTAACCCTACAAATATAATCTATAGAAGTTTGTGGGAATTAAGATTTATGAGACACTTAGATACACACCCTTCTATATTACAATGGGCATCAGAAGAGATAACGATACCTTATGTAAGTCCTATTGATAATAGAATTCATAGATACTTTCCTGATTTTTGGGTAAAAATGAAAGATAAAACTGGTGCAATAAATACTATGTTAGTAGAAATAAAACCGTACAAACAAGTAAAAGAGCCAGTAAGGCAAGATAAGATTACACGTAGATATATCAACGAAGTAAAAACCTACGGTATTAATTCTGCAAAATGGAGAGCTGCAGAACAATTCTGTCTTGATAAAAAGTGGCAGTTTAAAATTTTAACTGAAAAAGATCTAGGATTAGATAAAGTATAATGCCAATCTTTACTGATATTCTCAATCAAGGTAGAACTAATGCAACTACAACTGGTATTATTAAACCAGGTTCTGTAGAAGCAAGAGATTGGTATAGAGAAAAAGCACGAGAAATCAGAAGTGTGAGAATTGAGACTCTTATAAGGCAGAACCCAAATTACACTAAAGCTAATATAAGACCTGGGTTTATGTATCTATTTCAATATGATCCAAAATATAAAGAATCACTACCTTTTTATGATAGATATCCTCTAGTGTTTCCTTTCGAAGATCAAGGTGATAGTTTTTTAGGAATGAATCTTCACTATTTACCACACATCTATAGAGCACGATTAATGGATTTTCTATATGATATGGTAAGCAATCAAAAATATAATGATACTACCAGATTAAGAATTTCCTACCAACTACTTAATTCTGCTGCTCGTTATAAATATTTTAAACCTTGTGTTAAGAGATATCTTTATAGTCATGTACAAAGTAGATTTCTTTTAATACCTGCCAACGAATGGGACATAGCATTATTTTTACCTCTTGAAAGATTTGATAAGAAAACTAAAAATGATGTGTTTAAAAGTACGAGAAAGATTATAAATGGCCTTTAATGTAGATGACATGCTGGGGGTTATAAGCGGTTTAGGAGGTTTAACTAAATCTTCTAAATTCTTAGTACGTATTATACCACCTCGTTCGTTATTCGGGCTTGGAGGTAGATATTTAGAATTTTTATGTGATAGTACTAACCTACCAGGTCTATCATGGCAAACTGATGAAATTAAAATGGCTGGTTATGGTAACATAGAAAAACGCCCTTATGGTTCAGTCTTTACTGATGTCCCGCTATCTTTCTTTAATGACTCAGATGGTAGAGTTCTTAAATTCTTTCATCAATGGATGCAATCTGTTTATAACTTTAACGAAAATACTAACCCTAACGCTACAGCTAAAAATCTTTTCAACAATACGTTTGCCTACCCTCAAGAATATTACGGTAACGTAGAGATATATCATTTTGATGATTCTGGTATGAACATTATTAGTTATACATTAGTTGAAGCATACCCTATTGCTATAGGTGATATAGCAATGGATTGGAACCAAGATAGCACTCTTGTAAAAGTTCCAGTTAGTTTTACTTATACATACTGGTTTTCAGAGACATTAGATCAAGGCAATGTAAACTACAATTCATATTCGAGAGCTAATTCGCTAGGTAATTTTCAACCAAGAGTTGATGGATTTCTCGGTGGAGTACGAGAAATATTAAATATCACATCACCACTTCTTGTACAAAGACAGACGAATTTATTTGCAAGTGCAATACCACTTTTTTAATTGAGGATTATTTGATATGGCATTACCAAAGATTAAACACCCAACATATACTATAACTATCCCTTCTACAAAGAAGCAAGTAAACTTTAGACCGTTTACAGTACAAGAAGAAAAATTACTTCTTATGGCCCGTGCTTCAGAAAAGTCTGACGATATAGTATCTACTATTAAACAGATTATTCAAAATTGTATTATTGAGCCAGTAGATGTTGATAAACTTGCTACGTTTGATATTGAATTTATTTTCTTAAGACTGCGTGCTAAATCAGTAGGTGAGGTAGTAGAATTAGAATATAAAGATGAAGAAGTGCCAGTTAAGTTTAAAGTAAATTTAGAAGAAGTGCAAGTTAAGTATAACCCAGATCATAAGAATAAATTTAACGTTCATGAAGATATTGGTGTATTAATGAGATACCCAACACTTGATGAAATTATAGCAGTAGAATCTAGCGCAGATAAAGAAGAAGCTATTTTTAATGTTCTCTTTAAATGCGTCGATAAGATCTATGATAAAGAAACTGTATATAATGATTTCACTGAAAAAGAACTGCAAGAATTTATGGATAGCTTACCTATGGATGCACTACTAAAAATTAAGGAGTTTTTTGATACTATGCCATCTGTAGAGCATACTGTATCACTGAAAAATTCTAAGGGTGAAACTAAAGATATCTTATTGAAGGGTCTCAACAGTTTTTTTTCGTAACGACCGGATATTCTAATATCGCGGTCTATTATCAAACACTCTTTTCACTAGTACAGCACCATAAATATAGTTTAACAGAGGTATACGAAATGTATCCTTACGAGAGAGATTTATTTGTAGATTTGCTTTTAAATCATCTTAAAAAATTAGAAGAAGAGAGTGCTAAAAAGTAATGGCTAAAAAATCTAGGCAGTTTTCTACCAGTGATTTTACACCTGAACAGGTTGCTAGTAATCCAGCTTTGAAAAAAGCCTATGAAGAAGCATTAGCAGAAGAAACAAAATTAGCTGCAGAGAAGAAGGCAGCTGCTGCAGAAAAAAGAAAAGAACAAAAAGCTATCAGAGATGCAGAAAAACAAGCTGCAAAACAAACTCTAGATGAAGTAAAAGAAACTAAGAAAGCATCAACTGCATCTACTACTGCTGCTAGAGATAAGCAAAAGAGAGTAGAAAAGCAAAATCGATTAGAAAATGTTACTAGAAGACTCCCAGGTGCTGACCGTATAGAAGGTGTAGTATCAGGTACAGCTAGAAATATTGCACGCACTGTTACATCTAGTATAACTGGTAGTACAGGATTAAGAAACTTAGCACCAAGAGCAGTTGCAGCTAACACATTACAGGCTGCTGGTTTAGGAAGTCTTATTGCTTTGAGTCCTCTTTTTAGTGGTGGTAGAAGAGATAGTAAACCAGATTCTCGACCACCTGTAGGTATAGATATTGCACCTCTTATTATCGGGTTTAAACTCTTAGAAGTAAAATTAGATAATATTAATAATAGTATAGTTAATACAAATGAATATTTACAAGATCTAATTGCAGGTCAATCTCAAGCTGCAAGAGCAAGAATAGAAGAAGACAGAGAAAAGAGAGCACAAAGAGCACCGAGAGGAGAAGGTGTTACTGCTGTTCCTACTGCTGATGGTAAAGGTGGTATACTAAGTGCATTGAGCGGTCTTCTTCCTTCTATCGGTAGTTTGTTACCAAATATTGGTTCAATTACTAAAGTATTTACACCTTTACTTACTGGTTTAAGTAATATTTTTAAAGGTCTATTAAGATTCTCTACTACTGTAGCACTACCAATAGCTGCATTAGTTGCTATTTTTACATCACTAGAACAGAAAGACTGGTCAGAGATATTTGGTAATTTAAGCAAAGTATTTGATGATCTTTCTAAAGGTAAATTCTTAGATGCTTTTGTAAGATTAATAGGTACTATATCTGATACTTTAATCACTGGCGCTGGTAGACTAGTAGCTGATATTTTAGATTTTTTCGGTTTAGAAAGTGTAGCTAAATCTATAAATGATTTTTTAGATACTGTAGATATTGGTACCACTTATGTAAATGCTGTACAAGCTATAACTGATTATGTGGTAAATGCTTTTTATGCTGCAAAAGATACTGTAAGTGGATGGATTAATACTGCATTTGATGTTGGTCAAAAATTAATTGATTGGGCAGTTGGTTTAAAAGATAGTATTGTAAATAAATTTAGCAATGCTAAAGATGAGATTATAGCTTGGTGGGAAAGTTTCTCATTAAGTGCTCTACTAACTGAAAAATTTGAAGAGATAAAAAATAAAATAATTAATTTTGTAGGTCAAGACAATCTTCAAAAAGTATTTGATGTATTAGATTTCAATGTTGGTGGTTATATTTCTGAAAAGCTAGGTGAAGTGGTAGATAAAATTAAAAATATGTTTGCTGGTATTACAGATACTATAGGTAATTTCTTATATGAAAAAGGTAAGTTATTTGAAAAAATAGGGTTATCTAATCCGTTCGAAGGATTTAAATCACAGGCAACTGCTGCCACTGCAGGTGCTACACCACAATCTAGTTTCTCTGCTATGGCTGCTGCTGGTCCTTCTGTACCCCTGACAGCTCAAACTTCATATAGAGAAGTACCTATTGATATGGGTGAAGGTGTTACTAGTACAACTACCGAAGCTATTACTACTTTTAAACCTACTGTGAATACTAAAAATCTTGCTATGGTAGCTCAATCTGGATTTGCTGCAATGGCGGCTGCTGGGCCACCTCAAGTAGTAGTATTACCTGGCTCAGGTACAATGAATAGTTCAAGAGAACCTAGCACACCTCCTAGAATAAGTTCAGGGGCAGTATCGACCGCCCCTGCACCATCTCTTATGGATCAATCATTATATGGCTTTGGTGCTAACTATTATTAATCGTTAGCAAGCTTCTTAAAGAAACTCAAATCATCATCATCCTCATCCCAAGGTGCTGAAGACTCTTGCTTAGCTGCTGGAATTGCAGGTGCAGGAGCTGCACGTTGTGGTGTCGGGAATGCTTCATCTTCATCG